TAAAGGCTAGTAAAGAAGAAGAGAAGGCAAGGTTACAAGAAAGCTTCTACTGCTCGGGCCAATGAATTAACACCAACACTGGCAAGGCCATAAGGACCTGGAAGTGCTATTCCCACGGCAGATATATTCTTTATGATGGAAAGAACCCTTTGCCAGAAGCTCTCGTTATCAAGGAAAGAAACACCGACTGGAAGGTCGTTGACTATTTTCCTATACAAAGCAAGAGCCTCTAAATCACAAGGAGAAAAAGTTTGAAAATCATAAAGAATAGTTCCAGGCACACATTGATATTCAACACATGCCCATGTTTTGATAATAGCACTATTATTAGTATTGTTGGCATTACCAGTAACTTTAATCATAATAGTTTCGACATTGGCGTCAAGCCCTGTAAAACCTGAAGCACAAGCTAACTGACCAAAATCACCTGAATTGATAGTTTGAGGAACATTGACAAATCCCTCAGGAATTGTCTGAAAATCAAACTTAGCTCCTATATTATAGGCTCCTGAAAAGAAACCCATATTAAAGGGCGAGGTATATTGGTTAGCATTACTTGCATCAGCACCATTAAGACCTGTAATAGTCGCTATATTACTAGCTTCAGCACCTGAAGTGCCGTAATTGGGCCTAGTAACAAACGCTAAAGGTACTTTGAAGGCTTGTATAGAACCTGTCCAAGTCATTTGGTTGGTAGTTGGAATCAACTCAAAGTGGTTTGAAACAAAACGAAATTTGTTTACTACATCAGCAGTGGATTGTCCAGCTGTTCCCAAACTATTAAAAAGAAGAGGTGTGTCAATATAAGTTGTGCCAGTCCAAACACTGGCATTTGTTGGCAATTGGCCACCTGTACAAGTAGTAGTAAAATAAGCATAACCTGGTATAGGAGCTAAAAGGAAATAATAGTCAGTATTTGCAACACCAAAACTGATGGAATTAACTGACTTATGTTTCTTAATTAAGCTCATACCTTGGAACTCATCGGGTACTCCTGCAACATTGGTTTGATTGAAATCTGGTGGGGCAAAGGCACATTTAAGAAATGCCATACCCTTTTCAGAAATTCTTAAACGTCTGGCACCGGGAGTGGAACTCGTATACTTAGACATAGCTTTAGAAAAACTATTTTGTATAGGAGCTACAGCCGGGGGCTGAGGATACACGTTAGAAGATCCAACATATGGACGGTTATTTGCTTTGGCCATCTGCTTTCTTGCACGTCGCCTAGCATTCTTCTTACTCTTAGCAGATTTTGTATTATTTTGGCTCTGCTGACCATTATTCTGACGATTGTTATTATTCATAATTATTGTGACCCCTCCGTCACAAAATATCCAACATCGTCAATGTATTGGATAATTTCCCAAAAGTCGTCTCGGGATCCTAATTCATTTTCAAAACCAACTAGGTACATAACCAGCTCCTGAAAATTCTGAGGCTCAGTGTGCAATAAATTCATCATCATTTTAACTTTGTTAACTGCGTGACATTTGCCACGAGAGTAATAATGACTACAAAATTCAAACGATTCCTCAACAGGTTCATAAGCTTTAATGTTAATACCTAGTTCTTTATAGCGTTCGACAGCTTTCCAAGAAAATTCTTCTATACAATCATCACCTGCAGCGATCGCTTTCTTAGCTCCTATTAAAGCAGCCAGGCGAACTCTCATAAGTGAATTGTTCATACTTGTACAAAACTTTCCAGAATTGACAATTCCTTGAAAAGTAGTCTCAACTAAAACTCCATCTGAAAATTGAAATATGGTGTTAGACTCCAAATAAGCCTTAACCCTAACAAGATGTTTCCAAACATCACTCGGATTATTGCATAATTTGATATTGAACTCAGCAGCGTCAAGAATTTGCCACTTACTTATACTCATATCAAAACCACTAACATCGGAAGCCATAGGACAAGACATGCTCATTACATCGTTATAAACAAGATCATTATCCTCTTTTGAAAAACCAATACCAGGTTTCGAAGGTATCTTGAACCAATTTGAAATCTGAAGTTTAGCTAAGTGTCTTAAAAGTAACATTTCTATCATTTTATCAACAATGGAAACTGACATAATTAACCTAACTTTACCTGATTCTATCTTGGCTCTTTTATGGGGCTCATTTTTGACGAAAACTCTAACCGGATCCATCAAATTTTCATCTAAAAGATTTCTCCGAGTCTTCTTCTCCAATTCTTCTATACTAATTGAGAGCATTTTCTCTATCCTGTTCAAAACTAAATCTTGAAAACGCTCACCAATATTGACTAGAAATAAATCGTTTCGAATACCAAGTTCTGCATATGGTACTCCGGGAC